TTCTGAAAGTGAGATGAAAAAATACATGAGTGATAATGAAAAGGAAAAGTATGAGCAACGAAAAAAAGATTCAGTACAAGTATGATGAAGATGCAATTTTAACAGATTTGAATGAATATATAGATTCCACATATAATGAACATTACAGCAAGAACAAATATCAAGCTACAGAGTTTATTATAGATGGGGGTCATGGTGAAGGTTTCTGTATCGGTAACATCATGAAATATGCACAACGATACGGAAAAAAGAATGGCAAGGACAGAAGTGACTTGCTAAAAGTTTTACATTATGGTATTATAGCCTTACATGTACACGATATGGAGAACAGTGAATGAAACTTAGTAATGATACTATAACGGTGTTGAAGAATTTTTCAACGATTAATCAAAATTTACAAATAGGTAAAGGTAGTACTATATCTACAATGTCTGCAATGAAAAATATTGTTGCCAAGGCAGAAGTCAAGGAGGGGTTTCCTAGAGAATTTGCAATTTATGATTTGAATGAATTTCTATCTGCATTGTCTCTTTTTGAAAAACCAGACTTAAAGTTTAAAGAGGATTTTGTTGTAATGACGGAATCCAATACACCAGCAACGAAATCTTTAAAATATTGGTATTCTGATCCATCAGTGGTTAGTACTCCAACTAAAGAACTGGCAATGCCAGAATGTGAGATTTCTTTTAAATTATCTAGTGCAATGCTTTCTGATATTACGAAAGCCTCTCATGTTATTGGAGCACCAGATATGTGTTTGGAAGGTATGGACTTGGGTACTGCTGTGCTTAAAGTTACGGATAAGAAAAATACAACAGCAAATGATTATGCAGTAAAACTTGATATAGATAATCAAGAACAAAATGTACCATATAAGTTTTGGTTTAAAGTTGAAAATTTAAAACTTATTCCTGGAAAATATGATGTGAATGTTTCCTCAAAACATATTTCTCATTTTTGGAATGAGAAAGTAAACGTCCAGTATTGGATCGCACTGGAACCAGAATCTGCTTATAATGTTTAATGAGAGGAAATTATATTATGGAAACTTTTCTATGGGTAGAGGAATATCGTCCCAAGGATGTAAAATCTTGCATACTTCCTAAAAATCTAAAAGATACGTTCTCTGAATTTGTTAAACAAGGAGAACTCCCCAATTTAATTTTATCAGGTGGATCAGGTGTTGGTAAGACAACAATTGCGAAAGCAATGCTTGATGAACTTGGTTCGACTTATATGATGATCAATGGTTCAGAAGAATCTGGCATTGATGTTCTGCGAACCAAGATAAAAAACTTTGCGTCTACTGTGTCTTTACATGGTGGTCGTAAGTATCTTATTCTGGATGAAGCAGATTATTTAAATCCACAATCAACTCAACCAGCATTGCGTGGTTTGATAGAAGAATTTCATAAAAACTGTGGATTCATTCTCACATGTAATTATAAAAACAGATTGATTGAACCATTACATTCTCGTTGTAGTGTGGTGGAATTTGTGATTCCTAATTCAGAAAAACCACAGTTGGCAATGTCATTTCTCAATCGATTAAAGACAATCTTGGATGAGCAGGGTGTTACATATGATGACAGAGTTCTTGCTGAAGTCATAAACAAACACTTTCCTGATTGGAGAAGAATATTAAATGAACTTCAAAGATACTCTGTTTCTGGTACGATTGATGCAGGAATACTTGTAGATATATCAGAGATAAATATTAAGCAATTAATACACTCCATGAAAAATAAGGAGTTTACAAATGTTCGTAAATGGGTTATTAATAATTTGGATAACGATCCTGTACAGTTGTTCCGTAATATTTACGATCATATGTACGATTATATTGATGATAATAGCATACCTCTGTTGGTTATTTTATTGGGTGAGTATCAATATAAATCAGCATTTGTTGCAGACCAAGAAATAAATACCCTCGCATTTTTAACAGAGGTGATGGCAAAAGTAAAATTTAAATGAAAGTAACCATCGCAAAACTTAGGACTAGTATACAGTATACTTTTTCTAAAACCTATTTTATATACATGGATAGTTTTTATGAGAATTATGAATACTGGATGAAGTCTAGACCTGATCTAGAATTTGATGTTTATAATATTTCATTTGATGAGTCTAAACCAATACGTAATGATGAAGCAATTAAGACTGCTGATGTAGTTATCATACCAAGTGAATCAGAGTGGAGATATCAAAGACCAGACTTATGGGAAGGAAATCATACCGTAAGTTTGGGTGAATCATATAAAGGCCACCGAGACAAAACGAATAAACAATTGGATGAAATTAGACCTTATTTTGAAAATAAACGTATTATATTTTGGAGATGCGAAAGAGCAGATACAGAAGAATTATACAGAACTAAGGTTTTCTGTGATACCCCAATAAAATCATTTGATATTATAGATGAGATTGATTTTTCTGGTAATCTAAATGGTATGAGATATCACCATATACCTAATTTACAAAAAGAATTAAATTGTGATATAACCAAAACAATCGACTTTGCTTATTGGGGATCAGCATGGAAAGATGATCGTGATAAGGTAATACATGGAATATATGAGAATAAGGATTTTACTACAATGCTCGTTGGTGGATGGTTATATTTAAAAGAGGATGTTAATAACCAAATAAAACCGTGGGCAAGAGATTGGAGAGACTTATATCCATTATTAAAACCAGCACGAAGCACTTGTTGTTTTAATTGGTTGGATGAAAATGCAACTACTTCTAGATATGTTGAAGCACTTGCTATAGGTATAATACCATTCGTTTGGTGTACTCAAGATTTTCAGTATGATAAAAATGATACATATAATATAGATGTTTGGCAAAGGATAAGGTCTGTAGAAGAGTTATTATGGAAGATAGAATGGTTACGTGATGATGATTTTTTTAAAGCAAAATTGAGAGAATATCGTAAAAACTATAGGAAGGTGTTGCTTAGTAAGAAACAATATAGTGAGGAGTTTAATAAAAAAATGGATGCATTGATATGATAAATGTTTATGATAATCTTCTTGACGATCATGTAGCAGAATTTATTCAATTACAATTACCTGACCTTTCTTGGAAATTTGATTATTTTTCTAGAAAGGGAAAACCCAATAAACACTGGCACATTCTTTGCGGTCATAATCCGAAGTCAGTTGTCGATAATGGATATGAATGGGTACTACCTATTTGGGATGCCGTAAAAATAAAAACTAAAAAAATCAGAGAAGAACTTCATCTTAATGACTTTATTCGTATCTATATGAATGCACATACACATGGCATAGAACCTCACCTACATCAAGACGATGGTGATTTTACTATGCTCTATTATCCTAGATGTGATTGGCAAGAGGATTGGGGAGGTGGAACTGTGGTAGATGGTACTCTTGTTGAATATGTAGGTAATAGATTAGTTGTATTTGATGCTGATTTATGGCATAAAGCACAACCAGTATCTAGACATTGTTATGAGTTAAGAACTTGTATAGTAATCAAGTGTAATGGAGTATTGCCCCGATCACATCAATTGAATAATTTGGTGCGAGAGGATAAAAAATAGAAATGTATGAACTAAAAGACTATCTCAAGGCAATTAATTATACAAAAGAAAATCTGTTACGCACAGAAGATGAAGAATGGGAAAAACGATATCCACCCTATATTGTAAATAAATGTCTTGCACCATTTACAGACACTATACTATTAGTTAATGAATTAAACCAACATCATCAATTAGACAAGAAACTCCAGTTTGACTATTTACTAAATAGTTTAAGACCAAGGAACAGATTTGCTCCTTGGATGAAGGCGAAGAAATTGGAAAATCTAGAACATGTTAAAGAGTTTTATGGATATAGTAACGAAAAAGCAAGGAACGCTCTTGATATACTAGACACTAAACAGATTTCCGCTATAAAAAACAAATTAAAAAAAGGTGGAAGAGATGGAAGAGGTTAATTGGACTCAGGAGCAGATGTTAGAAATTACTCTGAAAGAACCAGATGATTTTTTAAAAGTACGAGAGACTCTATCTCGTATAGGTGTTGCTTCTAGAAAAGAAAGAAAATTATATCAGTCCTGTCATATACTACATAAGCAGGGACGGTATTTTATTGTGCATTTTAAAGAGTTGTTTGCATTAGATGGAAAACATACTAATCTATCAGAGAATGATATTGCACGAAGAAACACTATCACGAATTTGCTGAAGGATTGGGGATTGGTTGAAGTATTAGGAGAGGCAGAACCTGTTGCTCCTCTAAGTCAAATCAAGGTTTTATCTTACAGTGAAAAGGAAGATTGGAC